TCATCGTGACTTATTAAGTGACATGGATATAGATCACGATACACAATTAACAATTTGTCAATCAAGATCAACATCTCCATTATTAGTATTGGATTTGTAAATTATTTGTAACGAATGCCTAAATCATCTTCTGTCAATATCTTAAATTCCATTCCATTATCGAAACACCAAGAGTTTGCAGATTTCCATTTAGCTTCGTTGACTCCCCATGTTTTAACCTCAGAGAACCATCTCCTAGTTTTTCTTGCGGGCTTACTGTCAGGCGGCCTACACTGTTTCTTGGGCTTAACTTCTATAATATATTTCTTAATATTGCCATGGTTCTGTTTAACCTTGATATAGAAATCTGGGAAATAACGATGCACCTTCCCGTCCCATGGCGAAACATAGGGGATAATAATTTCTTCACTACCCCATTCGATTATGGATTTGCTATCATCACAATATACCATAAACTTTCTTTCCCACAAAGAACGATATATAATACTACTTGGATTACCTCTATATTTTGCAGGATTCTTTGGTGTATATTTACCTTTGTACGCCATAACTTATAAATACCTTTGTAAGACTTTGCAAGACTATTTATGGGAGCTAAATATGGCTAGAACTAACTTTGTGGGCACTCCAGCGGCGAAGAAATTCGATGATGCTAAATCAAATCCTAATGGAGGAGCTGTTCGAAAAGGTGATTCTGAACGAAAGTTAGGGTCTACAAAGTTATTGTCTTATCCTCATGAGGCCGGCAGTCTTGAACAAGGTCATTTTGTATTGTTTCAAATACACAAATTAACTTCTGGTAAATTGGGCAAAGTTGAAGAGGGATCAGGATTTAAAAGACGCAGTTTTGCTCTTAGAGGATCAACCAAAACAGTTGAGACACAAATTGCATTGTATATGCCTCCACAAGTAGGAACAACTTATAAATCAAATTATGAAAATAAAGAAATTGGAGCCGTGGCAGAAGCTGGTGCAAATGCAATTGGTTCGGTTGCATCTGGAGGAAGTCTGATAGACTCAATGGGTAAGGTAGCTGGTGCTGTTGCTGGTCGAGCTGTAGGCACTGTAGCTGGCGGAATAATTGATACAATTGGGCCCGGCGCTAAAGAATTGTTTCAACTCAATTCGGGAAAAATTGTTACTGAGAAAATGGAATTAATGTTTAAAGGAATTGAGAGAAGACAATTTACTTTTTCTTTTGCATTCCTTCCAAAGTCAGAACAAGAAGCTAATCAGGTTCACGAAATAGTTAAGGCTTTTAAGATTGCTATGCTCCCATCATATGCTTCATCTTTTGGTACTGGAAATGTCGCAGAGGGCGCTGGGGCACTTGCTCTAGGGCTAAACGCAGCTGGAACTGGTGGAGAGGGTAGAACCCTAACAATTCCAACTACTATGGATATAAAATATTTTTATCGGAGTAGCGCTGATGAAGCTAAAGAAAATACTTACCTCAATAAGATTTCAACCTGTTACTTGACTGATATGGATGTTAAGTATGGTGGTGAGAGGTTTACTGCTTATACTCCTAATGAACTGGGAGCTCCACCACAAAATACTACGTTAACTTTGTCATTTGACGAAATTGAAATGATAACACAAGAAGCTGTTAGAGCGGGGTATTAATATGTATTTTGAAAAATTTCCTAGAATACAATATACTAATGTTGAAGGTGGACCATCTAGAACAGTAGTAAATATACTTAGACGCATTGGGGCAAGAGATGCTGTTAAAACTAATGGTGTTTTGTTTAGTAAATATAGTATAAGGGGTTCTGAAACTCCAGAATCTGTTGCATTTGATTTTTATGGCGATGCAGAGTTACATTGGGTTCTTCTTCTGGTAAATGACATATATGATCGTTACCATGAATGGCCCATGAATGTTAATCAGTTTCAAGCATTTCTTGCTGATAGATATGATGATCCTAATGGTGTACATCATTATGAGATTTCTCAATCTTCTGGTGATACTAATCTTACTATAAATATTGGAGATGATAACACAGATTATCCTACTGCTACATTAATAACAAATTTTGAATATGAAGAAAAAGAACAAGATAGGAAGAGACAAATAAAAATACTCAGTACTTCTTTTCTTCCTCAGTTTATAAAAGAATATGAAAATCTACAATCTAATTAAAGGTATACAATGGAACTAAAACAAGCAGGTGATTGGGAACTTACAGAAGCTATACTGTATACTTCTACAGGTAATGTAATTCCATTCCAAGATTCAGTAATTGAAATTCAAATATACGAAAGTATTTACAATAGAGGATTATCCGGCTCTATTCAATTAGTGAATACTATAGCTTTGCAAAATGAAGGTCCAATTATTGGTCAAGAATATTTAGGATTGGTCTTGTCCACACCAACTCTAGAGGATGATACAAATAAAATAAAATTCGATGAGAATATCTTTCATATTACTAAGGTAATAAAAGAGTATAACAATGGAGCAGAAATTCTAACATTGGATTTCTATTCCTCTGAAATAGTTCACAATCAACGAAAACTTATATCAAGAACTTTAAGAGGCACATACCATGATATAGTTGAGAACATTTTAAGGAAAGACTTGAAATGCAAGAAACGTTTGTATATAGAACAGACAAATGATACAAAAGAATATATAGCACATAATACCCATCCAATGGATATCATTACTGGATTTACAGGACAAGCAACTGCTGTACGTCATGGATTACCATCATTTGTATTTTTTGAGAATCTTAGAGGATATCACTTTAGATCAATACAGAGTCTATATGCTGAAGGAAGCCGTTTCACTTATTTTGAAGCCGCTGAGAGTGCAGGAACCGGCGATGCATCATCGCCCGGCCTCAGCAATACAAAGTTAAATGCACAAATTACACAAGATTTAGCAAGATTAAGAAGCGTAAATATGTCAAACAATAATGACACTATGCTTACTGTTGCTACTGGAGCTATGTCCTCTCGACTAATTACTCATGATATATTACAAAAGAAGTTTACCACCCATACATACAACTATCTGGATGATAAGAGCGTCTTAGATCAAGGTATTGAAGGATATGCAAGCAAAGGGAAAGACAAACATCTATATAATAGCACGCCACTAGATGATGAAGGAAATAGACTTTCTGATTTCATACCTATCCAATATCTTACACCCGTTACAACAATTAAGAACGACAGCGGTGTTTATAAAAACTCACAATATGAGGTGTATAATAGCTCATCCGGCCTGACAGAATATATATTTGATCCTGTTAAGAAGGAAAATTCACTACAGAAAAGACATTCTATATTCACAAATTTTGATGCAGGGATTAGTATGATTTTATCGTGTCTTGGTCAAACTACCTTTGGTGCTGGAGATATCATAACTGTAAATCTTAAAAAAGAGAACGAACATGATGACGAATCTACAGATAAATTTTCTAGAGGAAGCTTCCTTGTTCAAGACATTAAGCATGTTTTTAGTAGAGAAAGTAATATTCATACTATGTATATAAAAGTAACAAAAGACAGCATTGATCATGAGCTTGAGTTAGGAGATCATGTGGAAATAAAACCCGTTAAAGACGACAAGACCTTTACAGATAAACATTTTTATGGGGATATTGAAGGATACGATGAGAATGGTTTAGATAACGTATTCCCAAATGACAATCCTACAAGCAGTCCATTACGTGACAAAGCACTAGCAGATGTTGCCGCTAAAGATAAAGAAAAAAGAATATCAGCAGGTTTTTAAACTAGACAATAGAAAGGAGAAGTTAACTCAAACATCATGACTAAAAAACCCTATCACGAAGAAAAGGAAGAAAAAATGGCTAAAGCTAAAAACAGAATTAAGAAAATGCAAACCTTTCAAAAGCAGGATAGACAGATCGAACCAATTTCGGAAGATCATAAATACATGATAGCGTTAATGCGACAGCAAGAGTTAATAGGAAATAAAAATGAAGACATTTCAAGAATTAAAAGAGGGGATCAATGACCCCAACATTTTTAAAGCATTTTTCCTAGCTGGTGGACCTGGCAGCGGTAAGTCTTACGTTGTCAGGAAAACCACAGGCGGGACAGGTTTAGTAACTATTAATTCAGATGATTCATTTGAGCGCATGCTTAAGAAAGCGGGTCTGGATGCGAAGATGCCTGCCTCTGAAGAAGAACCAAGAGATGCAATACGAGGTCGTGCTAAAAAGATCACGGCGTCACGTAAGGGCAATGCTGTTGATGGTCGCCTTGGTTTACTCCTTGATGGTACTGGTAGAGACTATGATAAGATTGTAAAACAGTCAATCCAACTTAAACAGTTGGGATATGAAACACATATGATTTATGTCAATACCTCACTTGAAACAGCCCTACAGAGAAATGCAAAACGTGATCGTACTGTTCCAGAATCTATAGCAATAACCTCTTGGAAAGATGTACAATCTAACATGGGCAAATTTAGTCAACATTTCCGTCAAAACTTTATTATTGTAGATAATAACGATTCAGAGGAAGATGTGATGACTCCTGTATTTAAACAGATTAAGGGTCTATTGAAAAATAAAGTAACAAATAAACTTGCTAGTGCTTGGGTTTCAATGGAAATGAAACGACGAGGAATTACTAAACGGCCTAAGGGATTTTAAAACCATGAAAAATTTTAAAGAATTGTATGAGGTTAGAAAGAATGCAATGTCTCCTTCTCAACGTAAAGCTCTGTCTAGACGTATGAGTAAAATGGCAAAGTCCTCTGGATTTCAAATGAAGAAGAAGAGAGCTGCTCTAAAGATGCGTGATCCAGCAAAACTCGTAGTTGCTGCAAAAAAGAAAGTTATGCAGACCTTCAGAAAAAATATGGCACCTGATTGGAATAGTTTAAGTCCTCAACAACGTGCTATTATTGACCAAAAAATTATTTCTAAATTTGGTATGAAAATAGATAAGATGGCCGCAAAAGCGGCAAGAACACTAAAAAAAGGTGAAATGGCTAGAGTCAAAGCTGCAAGGGCTTCACAGTCAGGTGACGCAGCAAGTTAAAATAAATTAAAATAGTGCTTGACAAATGTTATTCTATAGTGTATACTAAGGTATACACTGAGAAAAGGACGGCGTTATGGTTATCACACTCACAGGCATTACTAATCACGGCAAGAACCGTATTCGTGAACATGGTGACCTCTGGGAAGTTCTAGATTTGCCGCCAGGTGTGATAAAAATGTCACAACCACCTCAATTTCCCCCTATAAAATCAATAAAAAGTAATGAATGGCGTTGGTTAGATGACGTTAATTTTTCTTGGAAATAGTGCATTATTTGCTTGACAAACCTCATTCCATATGGTACTATTAAGTATAGTGAGAAACAAGAGAGGTTAATGATTATGAATTATTTTTATGTAGCACTTGGTGGAACAACCGTTGGTATTATCTGTGCAATCATTGAAATTAGTTTGAAATAAGCTAAGATTCTTGTTGACAAACCCTAATTGGTATGTTATACTATGTATACAATGAGAGTTAACAAAGAGAAAGAAATGATTATGAATAACGAAATGACTGCCCTAATTGAGAATATCAAAGCAGACTACTTCAACTGGACTACAGGTTGTGCTGCGGCCGCAGGGCGGGGCATCCTTAGTGATACCAATAAGGATATGATCGCTCGGTTCAACGAGAACATTGCTTACAAGGCGGGTTCTAAGTACATCAAGGTCTTCAGTGAAGGTGGTAGTGTTTGGGGTTTTGTTGTCAACACTGACAACGACAAAAAGTTCAAGAAGGGTGATCTTCTGAAAGCCGCTGGTTATTCTGCTCCTGCTCGTAACTTTGCAAGGGGTAATATCCTTGAAGGTGGTTACAGAAGTCCTTGGACGGGAGCTTAATCATGAAGACGTTTCTGTTCGTTACATTCCTAGTTATGTGCCTGGCACTTGTAGGGATAATAGAAGACCCCTGTTCCACCGAAGGATTAATGGCGGGTTGTGCAGATTAGTGCTTGACAAACCCTAATTAGTATGATATACTATGTATATAATAAAAAAAGAGGTTGTTATGGTAAATAAGAAAAAGGATGCGTTGATGAAAACACTCTTAAAAGAAACGGTTGCAGTTATACATTCTGCATTTGAAGATTCTCCACGTACTGTTGCTATGGTTAATGTCGATAAATCAATGAGTGAATCTGAGAAGTTGGAGTTTGCTTTCAAAAAGACAAACTCAATAGACTCAGCATGGTGGCGTGATGAAGATGTTACCCCTATGTTTGGTAATGAATTTTGCCGGTCAACGAGTATTGGTGATATGGTGCTAATTGGTACTGATAAATTCAAACTTAATAGTGATGGATGGAGTAAGATATAAAGATATGTTAATTTTTGAAACAACAAATGAGGAATTGTTAAATGCCTAAAGTGAGTGCAAAGCGTATGATGATCGATGCTGCAAAGGCCTCTGCGCCTAACGTGCCGGGTGACACATGCCCATCCATCAATTACGTTCAAGAGATTATTGAACAGATTGCCGCTCGTGGTGATCCTTGGGCCGACAAACAGGCTAATGTGATAACTGATCTTCTTGAGTATGTTCGTGAAGCAAATCAAGAGCTTCGCACATCATCTAAGTATTGGTATGACAAGTATAAGGAGAATGTATAATGCAAGTTAACACTGATTCTGTTGCGATACTAACCAAGTCAATTCTGGAGACAGAGGTTCAACTTTTAAAGACAAGACTGAAACCACAAGATACAGGAAGAATTTCTACTGCAATTGCTGTGTTGGAAGAACGAATTGAAGAATTAAGGTTATATACATGAGTAAGGAGTATTGGTATAGAAAGGTAGATAATGCTAGGATTGCTCTAGAAAATTCTACAACTCAGTGGGCTACTAGGTATTGGCAAAATGTTTTATCATATCTTCTAAGACGGGCTAACAGAGAAACATAAATAGATTTATGATGGTAACAGTAACAGATCGTGCTAAAGAGTATATGAAAAGTGTAATTATGAATGGTGATCATGTGTCCCTCAGCGTAAAAGGTGGGGGATGTTCTGGTATGCAATATGTGTGGGATTTAAAAAATAATCTACCTGACGTTACATGGTCAGACCCTATAGAAGGCGTGTTGGTAGTCGATCCCCTAGCTGAAATGTATGTTATGGGTAGTGAGGTTGACTATGTAACAGAATTGGGTGGTTCTTATCTCGCAATAAAAAATCCTATGCAAACAAGTTCATGTGGATGCGGCGAGAGTTTTGGAGTATAAAAATGTTTGAATATAATTGTAAGATTGTTAGAGTGGTGGATGGTGATACAGTAGATGTTGATATTGACCTTGGTTTTGGTATATGGATTCATAAAGAACGTATTCGGTTGCATGGCATCGACACGCCAGAGAGCAGAACAAGAGATTTAGTAGAAAAGAAGTTTGGTTATCTTGCAAAGGAAATGGTTGAATCATTTATGCCTGTTGGTTCCACTCAAACATTAGTCACGGTAAAAGATAAGGCTGGTAAGTACGGCAGAACACTTGGTAAGTTTAAAATACACGATGGAAAAGAAGATAGGCAGACAACTTTAAATGAATGGATGATTGAGAATCACTACGCTGTGGCATATCACGGGCAATCCAAGGACGCTGTAGCAGGTGAACATCTTATTAATTACAAAAAGGTCATTGAAAATGTCGATCTTACTGAAGACCAGCTTTCTTTGTATATTAACTCTCGCTCTTAATGGTTGCTTGGCACTAACCGTAGCGGGTGGTGCAGTAGGACTTGCTGACTCGATTGAGAAAAATCGAAGGATGGATATAATAGAGAAGAGAATTCTCGCCTTAGAAACCCCCAAGAAAATATCAAAATTTAAGCCGTATATTCCTTCTTATACAACAATGGATACTTTTACCAAAAGTTTTTATGATACTATGTACTACAGAGATGGGAAAAAATGAATTGGTGGATTGAAGAATATAAACAATTTCATAAAGAAGAACGTGATTATGGAAATGGTGGAGCTCTCAAGTTTCATAAACTTCATATTGACGATCTAATCATCGACACGAAAGCAGAAACTTTACTCGACTTTGGTTGTGGTAAGGGTGATGTGTATGAAGTTAATGATTGGGACTGGCCTATGCCTACTCTGTATGACCCTGCAATACCAGAGCACGATGAACTTCCAGACGGGATGTTTCATGGGGTTTTGTCAACTGATGTGCTTGAGCATATACCAGAAGAACAGGTTCCCGATATCATTGAGCAGATATTCTCACGAGCAGAACGGTTCGTGTATCTTGGTATTGCAAACAACGAAGCAAAGGCTGTGTTGTCAGATGGGACAAATGCTCATGTGACCAGAAAACCTATAGAGTGGTGGAAGGGTGTCGTGGAACTACATGCACCCAAAGACGTATACACACACATTAAAACATATGGAGATAGCAATGGATACGTTATTCTCCATGAAGAAATATATTTGGAATGGATGCTAGAAAATGTCTAATGTTAATGATAAGTACAAATTTGTGTTAAAAAAAATTGAAGACCTTGATGAAGGTGCTGCATATGAGAAGGATACGTTTATCGGATTGACAGAACATGCTGGACGTTACTCGGGCGTCATCTATAAGTATGGAAAAGTTTCTGTGCCTGATGAAAAAGAAATAAATGAGAAAGGAGTATTGCCTTTTCGGTTTGAGTATGATATTGTTGATAATAATGACTTACCAAAGGAATACTTTAAAGAGGATTTCTTTGAATTGATTGGTGATATCTTAGTGGATATTATAACAAAAGATGTGGAGCCCGACATTGGCAACGATTGAACAAACTGTACTCGCAAACTTAATTTTTAATGAACCATATACCAGAAAAGTGTTACCCTTCATCAAGGGTGACTATTTCTCTGATAGGACAGAGCGAACTGTCTTTGAAGAGATACAGAAGTTCGTAGATAAATACAACGATCTACCAAACCAGAACGCTCTAGAGGTGGAACTGGATAGTCGTAAGGACTTGAATGAGGATGATTACAAACGAGTATTATCGGTAGTTAAGGAGCTAGAAGAAGACGATAATACGAACTTTGATTGGTTAGTAGAGACAACAGAAGATTTTTGTAAGGATAAGGCGGTATACAATGCAATTGTGGATGGGATTAAAATTATTGATGGAAAAGATAAAGAACGAGGTGTCGATTCTCTTCCAAGTATTCTTACAGAAGCCTTGGCTGTTGGTTTTGATAACCGTGTTGGTCATGATTACCTATGCGATGCAGACTCCCGCTTTGACTTTTACCATAAGGTAGAGAAGAAGATTCCATTTGATCTGGACTTTTTCAATCGTATAACCAAGGGCGGACTACCACAGAAGACACTGAACATTGCTCTTGCTGGTACTGGTGTTGGTAAATCTCTGTTCATGTGTCACATGGCAGCAAACTGTTTGAGTCAGGGTAAAAGTGTACTGTATATCACTCTGGAGATGGCTGAGGAACGCATTGCTGAACGCATTGACGCAAACCAGATGAATATTTCTATAGATGATTTACATGAACTACCTAAACAGATGTATGACAGCAAGATGGATGCTATCATCAAGAATACCAATGGAACGTTGATCATCAAGGAATATCCTACTGCATCAGCACATAGTAACCACTTTCGAGGACTGATCAAA